ACACCGTCACAAACGCGGAAACCGTCGAGACGGTCGAAGCTGCTCAGTCAACAACAGCCGCAGCGAAGCCAATCGTAGGCGGATCATTTACTAAGCCACGCTTGGAGTTCACAGCTGCCAAGTACGTGGAAAACACAATTCGCGCAGCGATGGGCGACGATCAAGCTCGCCAGTACGTTCTCGCAGCGGATAACACAACAGATAACGCAGGTCTAGTACCTACTCGCCAGATGGCAGAAGTAGTTAACGGACTATCTACGACTATCCGTCCATCTATCGACGCAATCTCTCGCGGAACTCTTCCAGACGCGGGCATGAGCTTCGAGATTCCGAAAATTACCCAAGCTCCTACGGTTGCGGTTCTAGCCGAAGACGCTTCACCAATGAGCGACACAGATCAGAACGCAGCTTTCATTACTGTAGACGTAAAGAAATTCGCTGGACAGCAGACTTTCTCAGTCGAGCTTCTAGATCGTACTTCTCCAGCGTTCTTCGATGAACTAATCCGTAACATGGCAGCAGCTAAGGCGAAGGCCGAAAATGCTTACGTCAACGGCCTACTAATCTCAGGCGCAACACTTGACGGAACTACGACGACTACTTATCCAACAGCTGCAGAACTTCTTGGAATCGTAGCTCGAGGAGCTGCTTCTGTTTACGGAGCTACAGCTGGTCTTCCTAATCCATTCGCTCGTAACATCATCATGAGTACAGGCCAATGGTCAAACGCGATGACACTTAACGACGCTGGACGTCCAATTTACGGACAGGTTACAAACCCAAGCAACCAAGCGGGATCGGCTTTGCCTACTTCGCTCACTGGCAACATCGCGGGCTTAAACCTATACGTCGATCCAACAAACGCGGGCGATGGCGATGGAACTATTCTCGTCGTTAACCCAGACGCTTACACATGGTATGAAGGACCTACTTTCCGCCTACGCGCGGACGTAATCGCTTCTGGCCAGATTACTGTCGGCTACTACGGTTATGGCGCACTAGCGACCAAGATCGCAGCTGGCGCATTTAAGAATAACAAGCAGTAATCCGAATAAATCGATCATCGCCTAGTTCGCTCCCGAGCTAGGCGAGCAGTAGAAGGGAAGGGCTAATGCCTAACATCATTACAGCTTCGCAGCTAAGATCCGTCTTAGGCGTTAGCTCTTCTCTCTACGACGATGCTTACTTAAACGACATAATCGACACAGCGGAGCAAGTTATTCTCCCGCTGCTCATTCAGAACTCGACAGCTGTAATCGAGTACGAGCTGGACACTAACGTCGCGACATTCTTTACTCGTCGTACGCACCCTTTTGTCGTAGGACAGTCGATCGTCGTAACTGGTCTCCCAGCTCCATTTACAGCCACTCACACTCTTACAGTCGTTACAGACTCTTCATTCTCTGCCGCTCTTACATCGTCGAACGTAACACGTCGCCAGATTATCCCGAACGGCATGGCAACACTTAGCGGATATTCAGCTGCGACTCTCTACGTAGGAAATGCGTCGATCGAGTCCGCTATCTATGCCGTATCTATCGAAGTCTTCCAATCTCGCACAGCTGCGGGCGGTCAGATCGAAGGGCTGGACTTCGCCAGTTCGCCCTATCGCATGGGCCGCAGTCTCCAAAATCGTGTAATCGGCCTCTTAGGTAATTACGTCGATGTCGAAGTTATGATCGGCGGCTAAAGTGCCAGCTTCTTCGATACTTACAAGCGTCCGAACTCCACTAAAGACAGCGATCCAAGGAGTAGCCGCTAACACTTACGACTCAGTTCCAGAGTCGCCCATCGTTCCGTTCGCGGCAGTCGTCCCGAACACGCCCTACCTAGAGCCAAGCTTTTTAGGTAAAGGAAACGTAAAACTTAAAGTCAATCTAATCATGACTGTAGGCGTAGCGATCTACGATAATCAGAGCGCGCTCGATAACATTGAGAAGCTCGTAATTAGCATTCTGGCGGCTATTCCGTCAGGGTACGAAGTCGGAGACGTATCGAATCCGATTCCGTTAAACATAGGCGCGTCAGAGATTCTCGCTTGCGAGATTCAGCTGTCGACTTATTACACCCAAACAAACTAAGGAGAAAAAATGGCTACGACCGTCATTACTGGACGCGATCTCGCTATGACGATCGCTACCAAGAATTACGACGAACAGGCTACAAGCGCAACGCTTTCAGCCGACGTTACTATCGAAACTTACGACACACTTTATTCGAAGGCTTATAAGTCTATCGATTCACAGTGGACGTTCGATGTCGAAATGCTTGCAGACTGGGGCGCAGCGGATTCGCTCTGCGAAGCTCTATGGACAGCGGCAGAGACAGCACCTAACACGACTCTAGCCGTATCGCTAACAGCTGTTACAGGAGCGGTCTTCGCGTTTAACGTTCTACCAATTTTCCCAAGCGTGGGCGGATCATCGCCAGACGCTCAGACTGTTACGATGAGCTTTACAGTCGTGGGAACACCTACAGAGACATTTAGTTAAAAAACAGAATCGGGAGCGAACATGAAACTAAACATCGAGATCGAATACTTCTCAGGAGAGGCCGTTACATTCGTGGCGGCTTCTCCCGAGTGGTCGAAGTGGGAAAGCAAAACTGGAAAGACTATCCAGCAAGCCGAATCTATCGGAGTGAACGATCTTCTTTATCTTGGCTATCAGGCCATGAAGCGAGAAGCTGCGGGAACTCCAGTCAAGCCTTACGAGGTCTGGATCGAAACGGTGGCGGAAGTCTCAGCGAGTAACGCAAGCCCAAAAGCTATCCCGTCGGAAGCCTAAATCGACTAATCGTCGAACTCTCTATCGCGACTCAAATCCCGATGAGCGAGTGGCAGACGGCGGAGCAGATCTTAACGGCGTTAGAGATACTGGAGAAACGGAATGGCAAGTAAGAAGGGCGTTTACTCGATAGAAGTCGAGCCAGCCGCGCTTAAAAACTTGATCCAGACTCTTAATCTTCTCGATAAAGAAACACAAAACGAGATCCGAGACGCAGCTCTTCCACTATCGAAGCGTCTGGCGGGCCAGCTTATGATGAGCGCGGACGGTGCGCCAGCTCCACAGACTAAACTCGTAGCTCAAACGATTACAGCTAAACGCGATCGTCTTATTCGTGTCGACATCGGTGGGCCTAAGAAGGTCGGTCGCAAGTACGGCGGAGAAGCTTCTAAGAGCGGTAAAGGTAATAAAGTCCGACAGGGCGCAGCTCCAGCGGGCGCGCTTCTATGGGGAACAGAGTTCGGCGGCGGTCGCGGTACGGACTCACTGGGTCGCGCTTATACCGATCGATTTAAGGCCCCGCGCAATAAGCGCGGCTACTGGATCTCTCCAGCTGTTGACTATTACACGCCAATCGTCGCGAAAGAATACATAGACATAGTTCAGGCGATAATTAAGAAAGTGGGTCTCGACTAATGGCTGGCATTCCAAAAGTAAAGATAACTTTCGACGCCGACTTCGACGAATTAAAAAAGGGCGTTAAAGGCGCGCAGAAAGAAGTCGAAGGCTTCTCCGACAAGATCGGCAAGTTCGGCAAGGTAGCCGCTGCCGCTTTCGCAGCTGCCACAGTCGCAGCCGCAGCCTACGCGGGAAAGCTTCTCGTCGATGGCGTTAAGTCAGCGATCGCAGACGCAGCCGCTCAGGAAAAACTCGCTTTAACTCTAAAGAACGTTACAGGCGCGACGAATGCCCAGATTAAGGCAACCGAAGGTTACATAACTAAAACATCGCTCGCGTTCGGCGTGACAGACGATCAGTTACGCCCATCGCTGGAAAGATTAGCCCGAGCTACTGGCGACGTAGAGAAAGCCCAGAAACTCCAAGCTTTAGCTCTCGACATAAGCGCGGGTAGCGGTAAGAGTCTAGAAGCGGTCTCTAACGCGTTAGCCAAGGCTACAGAGGGTAACACTTCCGCTCTTGGAAAGCTTGGCGTAGGACTTTCAGCTACCCAGCTAAAGACTCTTTCCATGGACGAGATCACTAAGAAGCTCGCCGATACTTTCGAGAATCAGGCGTCAGTCAAGGCCGACACTTTTCAAGGAAAATTAGATCGACTTAACATCGCATTCGATGAAGGTAAAGAGACCGTAGGTTCTTTCGTACTGGACGCGCTTACTCCGCTGGTTAGTTCGTTTGTTAATAAGGTAATTCCAGCTCTTGCTTCCATGGCCGACTCAATCGGTAAAGATCTCCAAGGCCCATTTAATAACATTAAAGTAGTTCTTAACGATTTTGTTATTCCAGCGTTTAAGGCTCTTTACGACTTTATGAAAAACTTCGTAGCTCCATTTTTCGCTTCTGTCTTCGGGCCAGCTTTAGACGGTTTATTCTCAGCGTTTAATAAAGTAAGAAACTCCATTAACGCTAACGCCGACGATCTTGCGCCGCTGTTTAGTCTCTTTAAGTCCGTAGCTTCATTCGTCCGCGACACTATGGGGCCAGCAATCGGAACAGTCCTTAGAGTAGCTTTCGAGGTTTTAGGAACGGCTATTTCTGCCATCGTTAGCGGACTTTCTAAGATGGTTAACTTCTTAGGCGACGCGATTCAGTTAGTTAAGGACTTTATTAGATTAGTTGCAG